GGCCTCGGCTTCGGCGAGGCTCGGCACCGGCCTGGCGTGGCCGGATTCGGCCACGGCTTGGCTCGGCTCGGCGTTCGGCGCGGAGGGGGCTACAGGGGAGGTAAGGCTAGGTATGGTTAGGTTAGGACCGGTTGCTTCGTTTGCTTCGAAGCAATTGCTTCGTTTTGCTTCGGACGTTTGCTTCGGTTTTGCTTCATGGTTTGCTTCACCGTTTGCTTCATGGTTTGCTTCGGTTTTGCTTCGCGGTTTGCTTGAAGCACTTGCTTCGTTTTGCTTCGAAGCATTTGCTTCGCGTTTGCTTCGTCGAGCCTCGCCCGAAGCGACGCCGCCGGCATGCCCGGCCTTGGCCCTTTTCTCCTTGAGTTCGCTGCCGGAGGTGCCGCCGAATTTCATCAGGGTGTCGGCCTCGACCACCATCCACCGGCCTGCGGCGAGCGCCGGTTCGAGCATTCCCGCGGCCTCCAGTTCCGTCACCTGTCGTGCGTTGCCTTTCAGCGAGCGCACCACGGTGAGGTCGAATGCGCCGTCGAATGCGGGGAATCGCAGCTGGTACGCGGTGTGCACGCACAGGCGAACCCATAGGCCCAGCGCGGCGTTTGATACCGTGCCGGGCATGGTCTGCGGGCTGAAGTTGAGTCCGTCGTCTATCTGGGTCCATGTCATGGCTCACTCCGCCTCGTCGTCTTCGGGCAGATACTCGCCTTTGAGTGCTTTGTTTTCCTCGTCCGAGACGGGGTATCCGAGGTCGGCGAGCTCCTGGTAGTAGGTTTGGGCGAGGTCGATGTCGCGCTCGTCGGCCCATGTGCCGGGTTTGATGAGGGTTTCGAGTTGTGCGCACAGGATGAGCAGGAGTTCCCTGTTCGCGGCTCCCTCGACGTGCTGGCGGCGGTGCAGTTCCGCGAGGTTCGTTTCGCGCCACAGTCCCCTATCGCTCGTGTCGTCGCATGGCAGCGGCGTGGCGGCGAGCAGGTTGTATGCGTCGAGCACGTGGTCGAGGTTGTTCCATTCGGCCCCTGCGATCAGGCCGTCGCATAGGTTGGTGCCGGTCAGCGCGAGCAGGCTCAGACAGGTGTTGGCCTTGCGCAACTGGCCGCCGTTGAATCCGGTGGCGTGCTTCCTGATCCAGTCCGTGCGCAGCGTGTACGCCAGCCTGTCGAATTCCTTGCGGGCGGCCAGCGCCTCCTGGAATGCCGCCTGCTCCCGTTCCCTCCGCTCGCTCTTGGCGTCACGTTCGGCGATCTCCTCAGGCGACAATTGCGGGAAGCACAATACGGTGCGCTCGGAGAATCGGATCACCGGCCCGCCGTACGGGTTCTTCTCGCGCCACTGCCCATACCATTTCTCGAACTCGTCGGGCTCGCCGCTCCACACGTCGTAGAACCGGTAGCCCTCCGGCGTCGTCCACGTCGAAGCCGAGACATCCACAGTCAGGCCCAGAGCTTCAAGCGCTGTTCTCATGCTCTGCTGCCACGCCTCGACGCGAACCCGCGACCGCAGCTGGCCACGCTTCCAATCCCAGTTCTTGGTGCCCGCCATCGAAGCCAACTCAGCCATCATGTCGGGATAAGCCTCGAACTCCGCAAGATCACCCAACTGGGAAAGCGACAACTGAGCGAACGCCTCCGACCCGGAACGCACATCGGCGGGGATACGCGCGATCCGCAACCGGCCACGCACGAACGACTCCGAACGGCCCGTCTTCGCCGCAAGCTCCCCCACACCGGCACCAAGGTCGAGCAAACCCTGATACCCGTCAGCCTCCTCCAACGGCGTCAAATCGGAACGCTGGCAGTTCTCCACCAGCATCAGCTCACGCTCGGTCTTCGCATCCAACTCACGCACAACACACGGCACCCGCTCAATGCCAGCCAGCTTGCACGCCGCCAAACGACGATGACCAATCACCACACGGTAACAGCGCTCGCCGTGCTCCTCATGGTCGGGTGTGACCACGAGCGCCTGCTGCAGGCCCTGTTCCTTGATGCTGTCGGCGAGTTCGGTGACATCGCCCACGTCTTTGCGGGGGTTGTTCGGGTTCGGGATGAGGTTCTTTACGTTGATGTCGATGATGTTGATAGCCACTGAATCGGGTCACTGCTCCTTGATCGATAGATTCTGGTGTACGGGCAGGTGCGGCATGCGCTTCCTGCGCCGGCGTTGGCGCTCATGCTCCAGTTGCTGGCGTCCGTGCTTGCGTTTGCTCATGATTCAGTCCTCCTTGATTTCACCGGTATCCGGATCCACATCCCCACCCGAAGTGGGCAAATCACGCCACGGATCCAACAGACTGCGCTCGATATCCGCCTTCACCACGCGCTCGCGGGCCTCGACCGGATAGTTGATGAGGTCGTTGACCGCGTTGGCGGCGTCGAAGATGTGCTGCGAGAGATCGCAGGCGTCGTACAGGGCGTCGGTGATGGGGTCGATGTTCTTGTATTTCTCGATGTATTCGTCCTTGGTGGCCAGGTCGAGCATCTTGCTGGCCGCGATGCGGAACGCGGCCGCGGCGTCCTTCATGCGTGATGCCTTGGCGGTCAGGGCGAGCAGCATGAGCGGTGTGATTTCGTCGGGAATCAAGGCGTCCTGCACGCCATCGGTCTTTTTCTTTCGTGACATTGAATCTCCTTAGAATTCAGGGTCGGAATCGTTTGACGGGAAATCGGTGGAAGCGCCGAAGCCCGAGCCCGGCGTTGCGGGCATCGTTTGGGCCCACGGGTCGCCTTGCTGCACGCCCGGCTCCACAGGCGACGCGGGAGCCTGCGATTGCGCCGGTGCGGGAGACTGCGGCTGTCTGTTCTGCCAGCCGTTCTGCGCGGGTCCTCGGTTGGGGTCGCCGTACGTGCTGCCGCCCGCGTAGCCGCCTCCGGCCTGCACGCGCGTGACCTGCGCCGTCGCACGGGTCAACGCGGGCCCGATCTCCTCCAACCGCATCTCGGTCACCGTGCGCTGCGAGCCGTCCTGCGCCTGATAGGAGCGTTGCAGCAACCGGCCCGAAGCGATGACCCTCATGCCCTTGGCCAGGGTGGCCACGATGTTCGACGCGAGCTTCTGCTTCTGGCTGTCCCATGCGGAGCAGTTCATGAACAGCGTGTCCCCGTCCTCCCACTGGTTTGATTGGCGGTTGAACTGGCGGGTGCTCGATGCGATGGTCAGGTTCGCGACCGTGCTGCCGTTGCCCAGGGTGCGCAGTTCGGGGTCGCGCGTCAGGTTGCCGATGATCGTGAGCATGGTCTCGCCGGCCATCACGCCTCACCGTCCAACGCGCGCAGCAACTCCACCGCCGCGCCTCGCACCTCGTCCGCCAAATCGAACAGCTCCCAGTCGGCGTCGTCCATCACGCCGTCCGCGAGCATGGAAGCGGCGCCGTACGCCTCATGCGCGAGTTCACGTCGCGCATCGGCCAGCTCGGCCTCCACATCGGACGTCTTGGATTGTGCGGGCGGTGCCGGCGGCTGGGCGAAGGCGCGCACCAATATCACGTCGTTGGCCTTCAGCGCTTCGGCGAGCATCGCCTCCAACACTGGCAATGAGGGCTTGTTCGGCCCCGCGTCCAACGCCAGCAGCAGGCTCTCCGCCACATCCGCCGCATTGGATCGCTCCGGTTTTTCCTTGGTCTCACTCAATTCGGTTTTCCTCCTCTGTAATCGGCTTTGGACGCGTATTCCACCAGCGCGCTCACTTTCCTGTTTTGACGGTCCACGTCCACCTGCTCCGCGTAGGGCAGCAGGTAGATGTACGGGTTGGCCGTCTGGCTGTTGCGGTCGCATATCCTGTCCCAGAACTCCTCGATCAGGTCGGCCGGAGGCCATGACATGCCCTCATCGGTGATGGGGCACCACATCTCTATGCGGCCACTGTCTGCTGCTGGAGCCCGTTCTGTTCTCCCCAGGCGATCACCTCCCTGACCGGGTAGGCGACGCGGCGGGTATCGCGTTTGCGGTGCTCGCGTTTGCCGCCGAGCTTGACGAATTTCGGGCCTTCGCCCCGGTATCTCCATACGCCGAGCGTGCCCACGGTGGGCGAACCCCCGAAATAGGCGCTCACCTTGTCTGCCTTCCAGTAGGCGACGCCGTCCTGGACGATGTCGGGCGGAATCATGGCGCTCATGGTGGTATCCTTTCTCCTGTAGCTGTTTTGCTTCGCCCACGTTGCCGCGTGGGCTTTTTCTTTCCCCGAAGGGCGTGGACCGTGCCGAATCGAACGGCTTCCCGCTGTTTGCCGCGCGTACATGACACCGCGATCTCCAGCGGGGGCGAACCTGCCGGCCCCGTGCGCCGCACCCGCTGGGGATGGGGTGCGACGCGAATGGTGTTAGCGACTGTCCTTGTCGATTGCCGGGGAAGGAAAGAATAGGAACC